TCCGCAACATGATGCTGCTTCTGGAAAAGGCGGCAAAGGCCGCTGAAAGCTTCACGGTTGACGCGGCCATGCTGGATACTGTCTTTGCCGCAAGGCCGTGGAGGAGGAAATAGCCATGAGCGAGGAACGCAACCTGAATCTTGAAACCGTCCGGGCTGCGGCCCAGGCGCTTGGGCAGGACGGCAAGGAAATCAGTCATGGCCTTATTTACGATTATTTGGGCATAGATGACGAATCTGGCAAAGAAATTGTCCGCGCCAGAGTCTCCAACATGGTAAAGCATGGGGAAGTTACCCGCACCGAACGCGGAGCCTTCGTTTACAATTTCCGGCATCGTCCAAGGAAAGCAGCCATGCTTGAAAGCGTGTGGCGATTTGTCCGGGCCGCAAAGCCGGGCTGGACAATTGAGGAATGCTCGCTGCTGACCAGGACAAGCTACAGCCATACATCCCGCTATGTTTCATGGCTGGAGGCGGAAGGCTTTATTGAGAGGCAGGGCCGCAATCCCGATAACCGGATAACTTTCCGCAATACCGGCAAAGCCCGCGCCCATCCCGAAACGCCGTATCCGCCAATAAGGCCGACCGACCCATTCGCCAGGGAGCGCATGGCGGCGGCGACTATTACCCGGCTCATGCTTTGCGCCGACCCCTACGCCGTGAAAACCGGCCGTGACATTTGCGAAGCCTGCCGCGTTCTGCTGGCAAGATTTGAAAAAGGCAACACTGAAAACCGCACAATAAATGAGAATGAAACAAAAATGGAGGAGTGTCATGTTGAGTGAGGAACTGAAGAGCATCCATGCCGGATTGGGCAAGTTGCTTGGCAAGCTGGACCCGGAGAGCGCCGATTATTTGCGCCAAGTCCGCCGCAATCTGGATGCGGCAACCGAAGATGCCGAAAATCTGGAAAACAGTTTTGTACCGAAGGAGACAGCGTAATGGCCAGAATCAAACCCAATCCCGAAGTTGTGGAAGACCGCGCCCAGGCGGAACGCGCCCTTGCCGAAATGGCCGCGATCGACCGCAAGCTGGCCGGCATTGAAAGCACCATGCAGGAAGTAATCGACACGGCCAAGGCAACGGCCAGCCAGCAGGCCAACCCGCTCATTGCAAGGCGCAAGGAACTGGCTGACGCCATTGCCGTTTATGCCAAGCTGAACAGGCAGGAACTTTTCGCCAAGGCCAAAAGCGTGGACATGGGCTTCGGGGTTATCGGCTTCAGGGCATCCACCCGCATTTCCCAGGTGCGGGGCATAACGGCGGAAATGACGTTGGAGAAACTCCGCCAGTACGGGCTTTCGGAAGGCATCCGCGTCAAGGAAGAGATCAACAAGGAAACGTGCCTTGGCTGGCCTGACGAGCGGCTGGAGCTGGTTGGGCTGGTCAGGAAAATTCTGGACACCTTCTTCATCGAAATCAAGAAAGACGAAGTGCCGCAGGGAGCGTGATCATGGAGAAAATGACAGTTGGCCAGCGGAACAATCTGAAAATTGCCCTTGAAATGGGCCAGATTGACCCGGCAAAGACAACGCTCGTTGAGGCAGTGGACAAGTTTCAGGAGCTTGGGTTTCGGCATCTCACTCTCTACATTGAAAACGGCGGCTATTTCTGCCTTTGCGGAGATCCGGAATTGTGCAGGCGCTTTCGGGACGCCGTTGAAAGGATTGAAGAGGAAATGGACCGCGAGGAAGACGCGAAAACTTCGGGCAACGCCGCATAACAAGGAGAACACGATGACCAAGAAAGAAATGATTGACGCCATTCTGGAGACATTTCCCAAGGACAGGCCGCAGCCTTCCAAGATTGAAGTGGAAATGATGCTTGAATCCTTTTGCGATGTGGCTGCTGCCGAACTGATTGGCGGTGGCGAGATCTATTTGCAGAAGCTGGGCAAGCTTAAAGTGCGGGAAACCAGCGCCCGCAAGGGCCACAATCCGCAAACTGGCGAGGAAATGGAAATTCCCGCCGGCAAAAAGGTCGTTTTTGTGCCCGGCAAGGAGTTCAAGGCATCAATAAGTGGAAAGGATTAGAGGGTGGTTATGGGAATTGTTATTTGCACTGAAAAGTCTTGCGAATGCACCCATGACGGTAAAAACGTGGATATAAGCAAGATGTGGGACAAGGACTATCTTTTGCCATGTGGTCACAAACCTTCGCAAATAGTCATGGGCGCAAGCGTGTTGCGGGATGCGGCAGCCGCTGAAGAGAAACTGAAAAAAATTGAAGCTACCGATTTCTGTGAGCATTGTCTTGAAAGAGGTGCTTGCCTTTGTGATGGGGACCCCTTTAGCGAAGATTGCCTTGAGCAACTAAAATATGCCTTGTAGAACGCAAAATATTAAAAAAGATAGCGAAACAGCCCCGTTTGGGGCTGTCGCCAGCGCGTGGCGGCGCTGGCCTGATGAGCAGCCGAAATTCCGGAGGGGCAATATATGAAGCGGCCAAAATGGGCAAAGATGAAAGTGCGGATGTATCTGGCGACCTGCTGGTCTTCCGGCATTGAGGAAGAACCGACAATGGTTGGCATAAACTGGTTCAATGACAAGCTGCTAATGGCCTGCGTATGGTTCCATAACTGGTTTGTGCAGCCTTTCTTTGAACAAGCCGGATTTCCATATACGATTCTTGAAATCCATGACCCAGATTTGGCGAGGGAAATTTACGGAGGCGAATAATGGATGCCGAACTGAAACGTATCATAAAAAAAATCCAGAAGCTCTATCGCCTCGCTGCCAATGCCGGAAGCGAGGATGAGGCGCAAAACGCGGCCATGCACGCCCGCGAGATGTTGGAGAAATACGACCTGACGCTTTCCGATATCGAGGGCTTCACCGAGGAAAATTGCGCGGAGGAGCATTTCATTATCAAGAAGAAATACCTGCCCGCGCATATCAAGCTTCTGGCTAATGCGATGGCCCTGCTCTTTCAGTGCCAGATAATCGTTTGCCCCAACTATCGCTTCAACAAAAACCGGCAGGCAGTGATCTTCATCGGAGTGGGCGCGGACGCCATAGTCGCAAGCCAGACGATGGAATTTCTGCTTCAGTTTGCCGCGAAAAAGGCCAGGGAGCGCGGCATTATTCGGAGCTACAGAAACGACTACTTTTACGGTTT